GTAAACAGATCATATGCATGACCGTATGTGAGACTGAAACAGTTCACGAAGACTATGGTAAACTCTTCGAACACTTTGATCGTATCGCTGTACCCAGTGAATTCTGTAAACGAGTATTGTCAAAACAATTTCCTGGTAAAGAGTTTTTCATCATTCATGCATACATCCCACAGACACCCTATACGTTCTACCACATCGGTAACATTTTGGATCCACGTAAGAACTTCAAAAAGATCCTCGAAGCCTTCATTCGTCTGGATAAACCGGATACACGCCTTCTTGTCAAGTCAACGTGCAAAGAAGATGTCAACATAGCCTTGGAGCGTGTCGAAGTCATCAATGGTCTCGTATCCGAAGAGGCGATGAATACGATCCATAGTCGCGGTGATTGCTACGTAAATTTTTCAAACTCGGAAGGTGTTGGAATGGGTGCTATAGAAGCAGCTATTCGTGATAAACCCGTCATCGCGACAAGGTATGGTGGACCGAGTGAATATCTTCAATCACCCTATATGATTGACTGTGAACTTCAAGAGTTGGAGAATGATGACTTTCTCTTCAAAAAGGGGATGGTTTGGGGTAAACCAAACTTTGACCAACTCTTGGAATTCATGGAAGATGTCTACAACAAAAGGTTGAACCACATGGATCATACCTATACGAGAAATATCATGTCTCGGGAAAATATCTTAAAAGAATTCGGTATCGATGTAGTTCGATGCGAAGATGAGAAGACCCATTAAAATCGTCCCGGACATGACAGAACCACGCTGAGCGACAAGGAAGGCGACAATGTCATCAATGATTTCGATGTTTGTTGGTTTCGTGGCGAAGCGAGGAATGGTGACACTCGTGATGATGTATAAAGACATCGCTATTATTACAGGTCTAAGCGTACCCTGATCAAACATTTATAGTAACTGTGATTTTAATTTATCGGAAACGTTATGCTTTCGACAGTAACTCCCACACACAGCCTTGAATTTGCACCTCGATCCAGACATTGTCATCGCTATGCAAATTGAATTCTTCACTTGAACCCTCGGCTCCTCAGGAATCGTATCGATAAACACGATCGTACGTTCACTCTTCTTTTTTGCGTGCTGCTCGTATCGCTTCTTCATGACCCATGTCGCGTTTGCTAGGTGTTGACACTTCTCATCGGGTTCAGCAAGGCGATACATTTTGGTTGCATCACCAAGGCATTTGTTCCACATTTCATCTCGAATGATCTCCATGGTTTAGTTTCTTATATTCACCAAAATGAACGCTTCACTTAGGTATTTTTTTCCCTGAATATTACAAAGTAGATGTTTTACCTTTACCTAGCTATTGCCGTCTTCCTGTTATACACTCTGGCCAAGAACAGACGTGTTGTGGCGAGTGCATCTTTAGACAAACTTATACGTCAGTCAGCACGATACGCGACAGCTTCGCAACAAGATTCTTCGCCACTCATCGCGACACTTCACGCAAATTATGCTGCAGCGTATCTTTACGCAGCCAAGGATATCGCTTCAGACAGTCAGATCCACAACGCGACTGGTGTCGATGTCGTCAAGTTCAAGGAACATATTGTTAACATCCAAGATATGGTGACCAAAAAGACAGTCGAAAAATGTCCCGAATTTTCTGGTGAAGTCGACCTATACCTCGCCACTATTGCTGGTGAAGCGTAATCTGACAGTCTTGCATGGTCTTCACGTGATCACCTTCGTCGTTGCGAACATTCTCGAAGACGTCATACAGGTTGTTGACATCGTCGTAGTAATTTGAAGCCACAGCTGGTGGCTTCTCGAGTGAGAGACTCGCTCCATTCTGTTTGAGGAATTCGTCATAGGTATGATAGGCGTGTTCCTCAACCTGTTCAGACAAATTATAGGCCATCCTCGGTGACACCACATACAACAGACAAGTCAGCCAGTAGTATGCGAAGGCTGTGTGCTGTGCAAAAAAACGATCGACGAAGCGTTTATCACCACCCAAATCTTCCATGATGAGAAGGTGGTGGTACTCATTCATCGTCTGAGCAAAGTGTGTCTCCAAGAAGTCAGCCTTCCGCCACACACCTAGAGTCTCATAGAGATGTAGAACAGAGACGAACGAAAAGTACGGGACACGGGCGACCGTCTCGAGAACATAGAATCGAGCGTAGTCCCGATCTTTGTAGACTTTGTCGATAACATTCACTGCCGACTTGACGACAACTTTATTGACACGCTTCTCAAACCTACGAGCGGTGTTCACATGGGGCTTGACCGATGCCAGGGTGACTAGCATAACCTAAGTAGAGAAAATTGTATCATACTTTTTAAATAAAACCATGACAACGGTTTACACCTTAACAAACCCGTCATTCCCTGAAATCAAGATTGGATTTTCCGGTAACATACAACAACGTTTAGGTATTTTGAATTCTTCAGTTCCCACTCGTTTTAACGTCCACTATTCAAGAGAGTTTCCGGACCCGACCATTGCTCGCCAGGTGGAATCCAGAGTACATGAGAGATTCAAAAAATATAGAGCCAGTAACGGTGAATTTTTTCGTGTCGACCCAGAGGAAGCTGCACTCGAATTGTATCATATCGGCAATGATGTTATGTCTCAAAACAACCTAAGTTAGAGTTTTAAATTGTAATAAAATCATGGAATCAGTTCAAAAACTCACCCACATCGAACACGTTCTCAAGAGACCTGACTCTTATGTTGGTCCAGTTGAATTGGGTACAGAACCTTACTGGATCCTCGATGGTGACAAGTTCTCCAAGAAGAACTTGAAGTATTCTCCGGCTCTCTTGAAAATTTTCGATGAAATACTCGTCAACGCAATCGACCGCAACTCTCTCCACCCTAAACAGGTCAACTCCATCTCCGTCTCCATCGATAAGGAATCGGGTTCTGTGACCATCGAGAACAATGGTCCACTCGGCGGCATCGGTGTCCGCATGCATGAAAAGGAGGGTCTCTGGAATCCTGAACTTGTCTTTGGACACCTTCTCACGAGTACCAACTATGATGATACCCAAAAACGTATCGTCGGTGGTCGCAATGGGTACGGTGCCAAGTTGGCGAACATTTACTCGAGTGATTTTTCGATCGCTATCAAGGATCATGAGACGAAGCAGACCTATACCCAAAAGTGGTCGAAGAACATGACTGTCTGTGACCCACCAAAAATCAAAAAACATTCGGGTGCCACGTCATCGGTCGCTATCACTTTCACTCCTGAGTGGAAGAGGTTTGGAATGTCCAAAATGGACGATACCATCTACAGCATCTTCCAAAAGAGGGTATGGGATGCGAACATCTGTACGACCCAGAACTGTAAAGTGAAGTTCAATGGAGATATCCTCCCCAAACAAAACTTTGAAGCCTATGCCAAAATGCATGAAGGTGTTGATCAGGTTGCATCTGTATCCGGAGACCGCTGGTCAGTGTGTATCGGACCGTCTGAGAATGGTCTCGAGCAAATCTCTTTTGTGAATGGTCTCTGTACTATGAAGGGTGGTACGCACGTCGATCACGTGGCGAACATTGTCGCCAATGGAATCATCGAGGATATGACAAAGAAGATTAAGTTGAAGCCTCAACAGGTGAAGAATGCTTTTACAATTTTCGTAAAGGCGACCCTCGAGAACCCCAACTTTTCCAGCCAGGTAAAGTCTGAGTGTACCTCGAAGTCTCCAGACTTTGGTTCAAAGTTTGAACTCCCCAAGACATTCGTCAAGAATGCTCTCAAGACTGGTATCGCTGATGAACTCATGGCACTCTCGAAATTCAAGGAGATGAAGGAACTCAAGAAGACTGATGGTGCCAGAAAGTCTAAGATTACTGGTATCCCCAAGTTGGATGATGCGAACAAGGCTGGTACGGCACAATCTGGGAAGTGTACCCTCATCGTCACAGAGGGTGATTCGGCAAAAACTCTCGCTGTCGCTGGTCTCTCGGTGGTGGGTCGAGATCACTACGGTGTCTTTCCTCTCCGTGGTAAGTGTAAGAATGTGAGGGACTCTTCAGTTGCACAGCTGACCTCCAACCAGGAGTTCAATGATCTCAAGAAGATTTTGGGTCTTCAACAAGGAAAGGAGTACACAAGTGTTTCGGAACTTCGCTACGGTCGCCTCATGATCATGACAGATGCAGACAATGACGGTTCTCACATCAAGGGTCTCATCCTCAACATGATCCATTACTTTTGGCCCAGTCTTTTGAAATTAAACTTTGTCGTGTCGATGGTGACACCAATCATCAAGGCTACGAAGGGTTCTGACATCAAGTCTTTCTATACCGACTCTGCGTTCCGGACATGGTACGGTAATGGCAAGGCTGGGTGGCGAATCAAGTACTATAAGGGTTTGGGTACCTCGACAAGTGCTGAAGCTCGTGAGTACTTCAAGAAGATTCAAGATCTAACTGTGAAGTTTGATATGGACACGATGACTGATGACTCCATTGTGTTGGCCTTTGATAAGAAGAAGGCGGATGCACGTAAGTCTTGGCTCCTTGAGAGTACCGCCAGGGAAGCTGGTCAACTCGAGGTTCCCTACGGTGACATCAAGGAGTTGGATATCACGGACTTTATACACAGGGATCTCGTAAATTTCAGCCTTGCCGACTTGAAGCGTTCTATCGCTCATGTTGCAGATGGTCTCAAACCTTCGCAGCGTAAGGTGATGTACTCCTGTTTCCAGAGGAATCTTACAGGGGAGATGAAGGTGGCACAGTTGGCAGCTTATGTGGCTGAAAAGAGTGCCTACCACCATGGTGAAGTTTCTCTCGCGGAAACGATCGTCAAATTGGCCAACGACTACACGGGTTCGAATAACATCAATCTTCTCGAACCCTGTGGTCAGTTCGGTACACGACTCATGGGTGGTAAGGATGCGTCCCAGACGAGGTACATCTTCACGAAGCTCACCAAAGAGGCGAGAAAGTTGTTTGACCCCAAGGATGATGATATCCTCAACTATTTGGATGATGATGGGCGATCGATCGAACCAGACTTTTACATGCCCACCCTTCCCATGGTTCTGGTAAACGGGACGGAAGGGATTGGGACGGGGTTCAGTTGCTATGTCCCACCATTCAAACCAGATGACATCAAGGAGAACATCAAGAGGATGCTGACTGGCGAAGAAGTCGTACCCATGAAGCCATGGTTCAGGGGTTTCAAAGGTAAGGTGTTCAAGGATGAAGCTGGTTTATGGATCACAGAGGGTACTTGTAGAGACACAGGTTCCAGGCTCAAGGTTACAGAACTCCCACCGGGGCGATGGACCCAGGACTATAAGGAACACTTGGATGGTCTAGTAGAAAAGAAGATGATCACGGGCTACACGAACAACAGTACGACTGAAGATGTTGACTTTGAAATCTTTGGATACTCAGGGAAAGATCTCACCAAAGATCTTAAGATGCGAAAGACTTTCCATGTTTCAAACATGCATCTGTTCCATCCCACCAAGGGTATTCGTAGGTACGGAAGTCCCGAGGAGATTCTTCAAGACTTTGTAGAACTCCGACTCGAACACTACAAGAAACGAAAAGCCCACCTCATCAAGGTTCTCGAATCTAAGGCTATTATGTGTGACCACAAATCGAAGTTTGTGTCGATGGTCATCGAGGAGGAGTTGATCGTCTTCAAGAGGAAGAAGGTGGAACTCGAGAAGGAGATGTCTTCCATCTTTCCCAAGATTGATGGGAACATGGACTATCTCCTCAATACGAAGACTGTCGAATACACACAGGAGCGTGTTGAAGCTCTCATGAAAGAAGCGTCACAGGCGAAGAAAGAATTGGAAGTGATGCGAAAAACAAGTCACATCGACATGTGGAAGATGGACATTAAAAATATGTAAACCATTAGTAAGATGCCCACCTCTAGTGGTGCCGGTGTATCTCTTAACGCCATAGGCAAACAGGAGTCATACATATATAGCGACAATGTAGATGAGTCTATTTTTAATTACGATTTAAAGAGGCATTCTAACTTTACAAAGTTTCATAGAACTACGATCGTCAATAAGAGTCCCACGTCCCCTACATGGCCCTTCAATGAACGTATCAAGGTAACCTTCAATCCTCAGAATATGGGTGATCTTTTGAGTAACATGTATGTGCTCATCAAACTTCCCGGGTTAACAACTGGACAGAATTATGCTGACCAGGTGGGTAGACACCTCATTAAATCTGTTACTATGCGTGTAGATGAAATCGAGGTTGAAAAAATTTACGATGACTGGATGGTCATACATGATGAAATGTACCTCGAAGTTTCTGAAAAGGTTGCGAACCGTTTCAATCTGAACCGTATGTTGGGATTCGATACGACGACATCAAATGGTGCCTACGCGACATTGGATTCTGAAGTCATCATCCCTCTCCCGTTCTTTTTTTCAAGAAAATACTCTAGTGACGAATATCCGACAAATGAACCAAACAGACCATTCTTCCCATTATGTGCGATTCACAAACAGAAAATAGAGTTTGAGTTTGAGTTTCATACACAGACGTTTTTTACGTCCGCACCAAACCCGATTATTCTCGACAGCTTTAAAATTGTCACGGAAGAGTTTACAATCGACCCAGATGAACGCATTTATTTAAAGAATCAGCCATACACGATGATCACTGATGTGGTCAAGAGACACCCAACATCACAAACTGTCCCAGGGGTTGACAGTATACGAACCAATCTCGTCCCCAATAACCGGGTCAAGTCGTTACATTGGTTTTTGAGAAATACAGAATTTGAAAATGTAAATATAGCCACCTTCGAGCCACAATTTGACATCTTTAAAATCTATGCCAGAGGGTGGAATGGTCCTTTCACCTTAAAGAATATTTCATTTTTTACCACTTTGACACAGGGGGGTGTGACTACGTTCTCCCGTGTCGGTTTCAGTGAAGAACCAGTGTTAATTGGTCATAACGAAGCCGGGACCGAAACGGTCGGAGATTTTTTTTCAACTGAATACAATATCGTACCATGGGAAAATGATCCGGGGTCAGATGATCCAATTATAACGGTGAAGCTACCCACAAACTCTTTTATCGAGAAATTCACCTTTGAATTTTACACCGAATCATCATCGAAGGTTGTCAGTGGAAAAAGATTCACGAATATACCAGGATTCGACATCAAAAAAAATATCGAGACTGAAGTTCTCATGTCATCTGAAAAAATTTCAAACTTTGTAAGCCTCTCACAGGAAACATTCACACAGTCCTACAGCATTGACCTCGATACATCCGTATTCAGAGTACCAAATGCAAATTTCTCAGACTATTACTACATTCAGAATCGATTCAACTTTTCGACGACACCAGATTTCGATGAAACCTTCACCTTCTTCAATCCGGTCATGAAAAGTGCTAAATTTTTTATTCAGGGGGTTGATCTACCAAATATTTCAAGTACTACGGAT